CGAAGTTGGACGGCAACGCGATCTGGGCGGCGTCGATGTTCTGGTAGGCGGACGCGATCTGGAACTTGCTGCGCAGCGTCTCGGCGAGTTCGGTCTCAACCGCCAAGACCCAGCTGGGAAATGGCCCCTGGTAGTCGCGGCGGTTGAGATACGACCCGATATCGTCGTTGAGTTGCTGCAGCGACGCCATCAGCGGTGCGGCTGCGCCTGTGCATGTGCCTGCGGTGCGACGCCTGGAGCGGCACCCGGCGGCACTCCCTCACCCTGTGCCTGCTCGCTCATCGGCACGTCCTTGGATGCGCGGGCGGCTTCGGCGGCTGTTCCGGCCTCTGCACCGGCGGCCATCGCTGCGGTGCGCAGATCCGCCTTGGACTTTGCGTTCGGGTAGCAGCGCATGAGCAGCACCCAATCGACCTTATCGTCATCTTCATCGAGCCACGGCTTTGAGGCATCGCGCGGCTCGGTCGAATGCGGGGCCGCTCCCGGGGTTGCCGCCGATGGCTTCATCGGGGTGTTGCCTGTGGAATGCGGATCGGTTCCGAGTGCCATGCTATATTCTCCTTCTGTCGTCGGTGCGCAGATACATCGACTCACGCATCTGCAGGACGGCGTTCAAGGCTTTCTCATCGCGGGTGATGCCGAGGCGTTGCCACTCATGCCAGACCACCATTGGAACGCGGGCAACGAGGGTGAAGCCCTCCTTGTTTGTTCCGGTGAAGTTGTTGGCGAGCCGCTTGTTGGCCTCGAGGATGGGCTTCACATCCTGTGTGTGCCGGATGAGCGGAAGCCCGGTTTCGCCGTCTGTGATCAACTCGGTAGAGCGACGGGTGACCGGGTTCCATGTCTCCAGGATGGTGCGGTCAGCCATGTCACTGATTGAGTCCGGCGACGAAACCAAACGCCAGCGGTGCCATTACACGTAGAGTGCCTTCGAATATGACCATCCCCTGAGTGTTGTCCCCAGTGATGGCGAGTTGGCTTTGCACCATATCGCGATTCGGCAACGGTGCTAATTCGACATAGTCCGGGGTGATGACCTCGATGACGTGGGCCGGCATGAATCTGTCGGGGGCCAACTGCAAGGTGCCGAAGTTCGTGCGGAAGATATCGACCGCGCCCTGAATCGTCATCTCGCCTTCGGGTGACGCCTGGACGATGTTCTGGGCCACGATCGGGTTCGCCGTGCCGCCCTGGCTGAGTGTGGCGAAGTAGTTCTTGATGTTGCCCGACATGATGGCGAGCGTGGCCTTGGCGCCGGCCTGCCAGATGGCCTGGGTGACGGTGTTCACGGCGGTCAACGTCAGATCATAGGCGGTACCTGGGACGATGGCGGTCGTGCCATCTCCGGTGCCTGCTGTGCCGCCGGCGCCGAGCACGGTGTTGGCGGCGGTGCTCCAGGTCTGCAGTCCGCCCATATGGCGCGGATCGGTGGCGGCCTTGACGACATTCCCGGTCGCGACCAGTTCGAGATCGCGCTTGAGTTCGAGGCCGCGGAGCACGAGCTGGCGGTTGTATTCATCCTCGCCGCCGGGGATATCGACGTTCCGCAACGTGCCTGACACCGCCACGGTGCGGGCGAAGATCTGGCATACATTCGAAAGCCGCGCCGGTTTCACTGCTGGACTGATGACGGCGGTGAAGCCTTCGGGCTGCGGCACGTCGGCGGCGGTGTTGAGGGTCTGCAGCAGCCACTCGGTCAGGATCTGTTTGGCACCGACGCGCTGCAGCGAACTGACGAACGGTGTCTCGTCCGGGTCAATTCTCCAGATTATGTTGGCAAGGTCTTCGCGGACGGTGCCTGATGCACCTGGCTGGGTGTAGGTATTTGCGGGCGCAGCGCCCATTGTTGGAGGCGAAGCCATCCTGTGTCACTCCATGAGCAAAACAACAAAGGGAGCCCCACGGGATTGCCCGCTGGGGCGGCTGTTTTGCATCCGGGAGCGACTACCGGGCTGAGGGCCGCGTCAGGTGGGTGCAAGCACTCCTGATCGGTGGCTCAGCAAGGTGACATCGCGAGATGCAGGCACGTCTCCTGCGCCGCTGGGTGCCCCTACGGATGTAGGCGCACTGCCGTCACAGGACGTATGTCCGTATCATGACAGGCGAGCGTGTCGCAAGCCTACCAATTGCTGTGGCCATTGCCGCGCCGTGCGGCGGATTGCTGTGCGGAGAGCAGGGCCGCCCCGTTCTGCCAGTTCGGCTTGGCCTGGAAGGCTTCCGCGGCTGACGCGACCGCTTCGGCTGGGCGTGGCGGCGGTGCGGTACCCATGCGTGGCGCTGCTCTGACCGTTGCCTCGGGTGCGGTGGTCCTGACCTTGCCTGCGTTGGCGTCGTGCGCCATCGCTTTCATCATCACCTCGAGGTAGCGAGGATTGCTGAGCCCGCGCAGCTCGTGGTCCTGAAAGCCGTTCGCCCGCGCCCACTGTACCAGCGCGCTCTGCACCTCGCCGCGCTGCTGCGGATCGGCCCAGAATGAGTATTTGCTCGCGAGCACGGCGTTGGCTTCCTCGACGGCGCGGGCCAGCTGCTGGTCGCGCGCCGCCTGCTGCTGCTGGAGCATGCCGAAGAACCGCTGGTGTGCGCCGATGGCATCCTGGTGCCGCGCGAACTGATCCCAGTAGGCGGCGGGGTCGACCTGGCGCAATGCGGGATCCGGCATCGGCGCATCAGCCATCATGGCCTGCAGCCGGGCCACCTCGGGCTGGATCAGCGGCAGGAACTGGTCGATCGCCTGCTGCTGCTGCTGAACTTGCTGAAACTGCGCCTGGAGCGCATCACGGGCGCGGGCGACTTCCTGGGTTTTCTGGGTGTAGTCGGACGCCAGCCTGATCTGCTCCCGGAGCGCGTCTGGCGACCATGTGCGCCCGTCCAGTTCGTAGCCGTGTGCAGCCTCTGTGGGCTCGCCAGACGCCTCCGGGGGCGCCTCGGCGGGTTTGAGGCCGAGCGCCTCCTCCATGGCCGCCACGCCGCTCCTGGGCCGTGCAGCAGGCTCCTGGGTCTCGGCCGTGCCGTCCGCGCGTGCAAAGCGTCCCTGCTCGTCGCGCGGCCTGGCATCTGCTGGCGGCGTCGCGCCCTCGTCCCTTGCGGGCGCCTCGGGCTGGCCGCGCAGCTTCTGCATGGCATCGGCGATGGAGAGCCGTGGCTGGGTTGCCGGTGCCGGGCTGATGTCGGCGGCAGCGTCAGGAGCGGAAGCGGGGGCAACGGGTGCAGACGTGGTTTCAGACATTGTCGTCCTCCAGAGCGCGGTTGCGCTCCTCCTCGGCTTGGCGTTCGATGTTGGTCATCGCCATCTTCTCGAAGTAGCCGCGGAGCTCGTCCACCGCGATTACCTTGACGCGGTTGAGGTCGCGGATGTCCTGCGTGGTACCGTAGACGGCGTAGTGTTCTGCGGTCTTGCGCATTTCGGACAGAAACTGCTGCAGGATTTCGTCGTGCATGAGCCGCTGCGCGCCGGCCACCGCGATCTGCAGATCCCGCTCGTCAGGATCGACGGCATCGAGGTCGAGACTGCTGGCACCCAGGATATCAGACATGCGGCACGGTCCCATCCGGCGCCAGGACCGCCTCGTAATGGTAATGAGCCGCCACGTGATTCAGGAACCATACCAAGTGGTCGTCTCGCTTCTTGCTGCGCCTCATTGAATCCAGGACGCGGCAGACCAACAGCGACAGAATGGCAAGAGCCATCGATCGGGAGTGGTCTGCCTTGTTAACGATGGCCTCGAACATCTCCCATATCGCTTCGACCCCCGGGTCATCTGGCTCAACCATCGGCCTCTAGCTTCCGCACGAGTGCCCAGTATTCAGCAAGAATGTCTTTCGCCGTCAGCCGTGGTTCCGTCTCTGGCAACGGATCGATGCAATAAACCGGCTCGCCATCTCTCCACTCAATGCGGAAGCTCTCGGGCCAATCGTCATCCGTCACTGCGGCATCCCCGGTGTCGGGCCGCCTGGCCGCGGGGGCTGCATCGAAGGCCCGCCCATCCCAGCGACCAACCCGCTGATGGCACGGTTCGCCAGCTGCCCGTATGCGGTCGGCAAGCCGCCGCCCATCAGCGCGCGCTGCACACCCATGGTGGTCGCCGGGTTACCGCCCGGCTGCGGCATCTGCACCGGATTGACCGGGTTCGGCATCATCGGCCGCTGTGGCGGCGGCCGCGGTCCCATCGGTCCCGGCTGTCCTTGCTGGCCCTGCGGCGGGGGCTGCTGCGCTTGTGGCGATGTCGCCGGTTGCTGCGGGCTTGCCGGCGGCGGCACGTCCGGCATCAGCCCTAGCCGCGGTGCCTTGGACTGCATCGCCTGCTGCAGCATCGCCAGATTAGGCAGCGGCTGGCCAGCTTGCATCGCAGCCGCCGACAGCCGGGTCCAGGCATCAATAGCGGCTTTATCCCTTTCACGATCATCATCGGTGAGCATCTTGGCGCGGTCGGTCTGCGCCTTGCCGCGATCGGTCTCGAGATCTGCGGCGTTCTTCTGCTGCTGCGCCTGTGCCAGCAACTGGCTGTCGGTTGGCTGGTTGTTGGGTGGTGGCGGCTGCCAACCGGGTGGCAATGCCTTGAAGTAACTGCTGGTGTCCGCGATGTTCGCCGTCTCCAGCATACGCGCCAGGGTATTCCTGTATTCCGGGATGCCGACCAGCGGGTTCTGAAGCCCACCCTGCTGCATGATCATTTCCTGCTTGCCGGCGATCTGCGACAGCATCGCCAACCTTTCCATTGGCATGCCTTTGCCGCCGACGTTGACCGCCGCTTCCCATTGGGTGGCGAGCACACGCGGGTCAATCGGTACCCATTCGCCGCGAATGCGGATCATGTTCGGCCGGTCCTGCTGGCGGGCCAGCATCTTGAGCAGCCCCTTGTAGAGCGGCGCCAACCCGGTCTCGGCCAGCGTCCGCGCCATCATATCCAATCTGTCCTGGGCGGCCGATGTCTGCTGGCTAACGGCGATCGGCGCGGTGCTCTGCAGCTCATCGACCGTGAGCCCCTGCGACGCCCTGGTGATGCCCGTCCGGCTTTCCCGGATCGCCTCGAGCACATCGAGGATCGGCAGCGCCTCTTTGCCGGTGAACGGCTTCACCAGTTCCTGCACGGCGCCCTGCTGCGCCACCCGGATAATGGAACCAATCGCGGTTTGCCGAACGTCTGCCTGGTTGACCTGCCCGAGCGTCATAACAGTCCGCGGGAACATCGCCTGACCCAGGCTGTCCAGTGTCGCACGCATCACCTTGGACTGCAGCCTTTGCAGGTCCATCACCATGTCGGCCTGGCTGTAACCGATGACCCTTCCCGGCTCGCGATACGGCGTGAAGCACGCCAGCGGTATCTCGTCAGTCCGTTCCCACTGGACCAGCTTCACCATATCGCCGAGGCAATGCACATGCAGCAATTCCGCCATGTGGTCGTTGTCGGCGTCGCACCTGATCCAGCCCTCGATATAACGACACAGTGCCATACTTTTGTCGTTGGGCGGCCCGCCGCGCATGTTGTAGCCGCTGATCGGATCGCGTGCGACCGCCTCGGCCCGCCGCCACATGTTCATGTCGCCGACGGTGTTGCTGAGCACGTCGTGTTCGGGGAGGCCCATCTCAATCAGTTCCGATGCCGGCAGATCGCGCACATGAAAGATCGCGCGGGCTTCCTCGACGGTGTTGGCATCGGGCACGATCCACACGCAGTCGCTCGGCACGCTTTCAACCACCGGCTTGGCTTCCTGCGCGGTGCGGTGAATGGTCGCTGCCCAATACTCCGGCGCACCACCCTGCTGCAGATACATCATACCGTCCGGCGTGCGTTGCACGAACGTGAGCTCTTCCTGTGTCATCGGCCGGCGCACCACGCGCTGGCACTCGATGCCGGGCTGTGCGAGCAGCATCTGTAGCTGTGGCAGCAACAGGTTCTGCGCGACCTCGGTGCGCGATTGCTTCACCTTGCCCCAGCGCCACCGTACCCATCCCGCTTTCCGGGTCAGCGCATTGAGCAGCGCATCATGCAGGATCTGCCATCCGGGATTGGCGGTGAACAGCGCCCAGCGTGCATAATCCGTCGCCTGTCGCGACATCTTGGCGGTCGTGATCTCGGCATCCGGCCCGGCGATTTCATACGAAATCGGCTCAAACTCCACCGGATCAGAAACACCGGTGAAGATGCGCAACAGGGACGGCAGCGTGCTGCGGATGGTGTCGCGTACCGTGGTTAGCACGAGATGGCTGCGGCCGCGCAGCTGGTCCTCGTCGCCAAAGCCCTCGCCGCGGTAGTAGCGGTCGGCGGCTATGCGCTCCTGAAACAGGTAATTGTCAT